CTTCTTGTCCTCTGCAATAATATCCACATAGGATAATTTGTCCCTGGTTGATTTACAGATACCCTCGTCAGCCATTCTCCTGCGCTTGTTAGTCAGCCGCTGCTTCAGATTTACACCCATTCGCTTTGACAACAGTTCGTAGCTTTCGGCTCTTACTTGGCTGTATGCCTGCCCGCCACCAAGTTCCATGCTGATCTTTCTTAAAATATTTCCAGTATCATCACGCCATGATGTTGTATCAAGTGCAACCACTTCTCGGATGCTCTCAACTCTCCGTTCCACATGGTTCAGTTGTTCCGCCTGCCGTTTCTGTTCCAGTTCCATTTTTGCCTGTCCATCAGCAATGGCATAAAACATTTGCATTTGTGGCGAAAGCTGTGAACGGTTGATTGCCATTTCTTTTGCCTTATCCTCAAGCGTTGCAAAATAATCTCTTGCAAGTTCACCTTTATGGTTTTTCTGGGTCATGGATAGCTTTCTAGCAAACTTGGAAGTCAATTTAAAATCTTCTCTCTTTTTAGTTCCAACTCCCGACTCGTACTCAAGTACGAACCGAGTAAAATCAATGTTTTCTTCTGCGAACTCGTTTTCAGTAATGTTTGTCTTGCACCACTTTGAATAATTGCTTGGGTTCAGCTCCAAGAAAGAATATAGCTTGCTTGCTGTAGTCATTCCGTTTTCATCGACACCAAGTGCAATTTCGATTGGTGTCTGCATTTTGGTTGTTTCTAAATTGTTCATTCATTCTTCTCCTTTCCGGATTTTTGCAATAAAAAATCCAACTACCGCTTGATAGTTGGAAAATACTGGTTGTCTCTATTTTGCTTTGTTGATACAATTAATGTACGGCGGCGGCCATCATGAAAGGAACTGTTATCATGAAAATCGTTAGTATACTTATCTCATTATTGGTATGGCGTGTTACCGGTTACGACTTCTTCATAATTCTAACCGTAACATCCATGACAATCGACCTATACAAAGGATTTAAAAAAGTACAAAAGAGATTAAATAAAATACTAAAGATGATGCGGAAAATAAAGCAATAATGTAACTCATTTCCTGCCGCCGTCGCATATTAATTGTATCAACTGATTTCCTGTGTTACAAACACATTTAATCTGCAAATTCCGACAAATTTCTCAACTATCAATATCTTGTTTTCTATTCTTCTGTTTTTGAGTTCCCAGTCTCTTCTACTGGCTGATTTTTTGAAACGCTTGCTGAACCCTCAACCATGCCAAGAACGTAGCCTTTCTGAAAGTCGTTCATTTTTGGAATGGCTTCTTTGAGTTTTTCAACAACTTTCTTTTCCTGTTCGCTCATTTATTTCACTTCCTTTCTGTGATATACTTTCCTTATTTAATAGGAAAGGTGGTGTAAATATGGATAGTGGTTATTCTGAAACATTCGCTACATATGAAACTGTTGATAAAGGTATATATGTATGTATGCAATGTGGCGGTAAAAATAAAAAGGGAATCGTCACTGTAAAGCAAGGCGAAATGCTGCCAGAATGCAAAGAATGTGGATATACTACATGGATTAAAGTAATGTAGGATTTTTAAACACTCTTTTTTCTTCTTCGAGCGTTTGGTTTGTAACCGCCAAGTTATTATCAACCAAATGCTCAATGAGGAAAGTTCTTTTTACCACTCTCGGTCCGCCTCCACATACTTGTGAAACATGCAAATACATTTTCCCATCTTTAATAAATGGAATAATAAGTATGCTCTGCAAAAACTTCCACTTCACAAAATGCTTATTAAAAAATGCAACGGCACAATCCTTGATTTTTTTCATCATCTCTTCTCCTTTCTGGTAACTTTTTAAGTTACTTTCTTTGCAAAAAAAATATCCATTGGATTTTGGATGTGAAGGTTATCAATCATAACCTGAATTTCGTCACTTCCGAAAACGCCCTTACTCATTCTCATATAAAATGTTTTTGGCGTAACTCCAATCATTTCCGCAACATCAGCCTGTGTTTTGCCATTTTCAGCAATAACGCCGCGAAGTTTGTTTGTATCAACCATCTTACTACTCCTTTCTAACTTCGTAACTTTTGAAGTTACTTTCATTATATTCCATTTTGGTAACTTGTCAAGTTATTTTTTTCTTGACGAGTAACTTTTTTGTGTTATAATAAAGTTACCAATAGGAAAGGAGGGAAACTCAAATGACAATCGGAGATAGGATAAAAAAGCAGAGAGAGCTTTTAGGTATTTCACAAGTAGAGCTTGCAGAGAAAATGAAAGTTTCAAAGCAAACACTATATAAATATGAAAACAACATTATTACTAATATTCCAAGTGATAAAATAGAAATTATTGGGAAAGTTCTTGAAGTTTCTCCATCTTATTTAATGGGTTGGGAAGATAATTTAGAAAATGCACCAGATATTCTTCCAGACCTTATGTCGGATAATGAATTGCTAGATAATTTGAAAATGCTAATGGAACTTAGCAAAGAACATCGACAGACTATATTTGACAATATAACCTATTGGCATGAAAAAGAGGGGCACTAAATGCCCCACTTTTTTTTGAATGAAAGTATTGTGTTATATAAAAATTTCAAAAATCGCTCGTTGTCGCACTTAACGACCATTTCAGTTATTTTTTCCTTGTAAAACGCTGTTTCCTCATTGCAATCTTTTTCCCCCATCTTATTCTCCTCCAATCATTCCGCACTTCCGATAGCGATACACAAATTATAGAACTTATGTTCGATACCGTCAACCCCATTTGACAAATTGCTACAAATTACAAACTCGTTTGTAGTTGAGGGACAAGAAAACGCCTTATCCCGCCCCTCAGCCAGAACTTGAAGTGCCCTTATCGGACAATTTTATTTTACAAATTTTCCCGCAAACATTCAATTTCTTTCGGTCGCAAGTTTCGACAGTTAAATTTCTTATTGTCACAGAATGTCGATTGATTAGTTTAAATTTTGTTAAAAAATTAATTACTGGTTGAAAATTATGCATCTGCCAGTTATCTGTGATGAATTTTAAGTGCATAATTTCCCTTTCTGCCCGCAGGCTTTATGCAAAAGAGCCGGCTACACAACACATGGTCATGTAATCGGCTCTTAGGCTCTTGATTTTATTATATTTCTGCACAAGTTTTCTTTTGTGCCAAGTTGTCCGCTTTATTCGTAAAACAGAAGTTAAAAATCCTTAAATTTTACAGTTTAGGCGCGATCTTTACCATACTTAACCATTCCTGCACATTAAGATTTGAACCTGAGTTCTGATAAGTACTGAGTGTACCAGTCTGTCCCGGTCCGAAAGTGCCACCACTCGTTACCTGTAAAGTTACTGCACCGCCGGATACCGCAGGAACTCTGACTCGTCCCATGACATAGTTAGATGTTGTATTTGTTATAAAAACTTCACGAAACCCATTTGCGTTTGAACTGAAAGTGACAAGACCTGTAATAAGATAATACCCATCATCCGGGACAGTGAAATACTGCACGACAGGAGTCTGGTCATTATAATTTGTTGCAGTATTGGATAAGACAGATACATTATTTTTGGCATCTGACTTTTTTAAATATGTGTCTGGAATGTTATTACCATCATAATCTGCACTAGCACGGGCAACTCGTACGCCAGGATAAGTATCATTCTGCTCGTTGTGTGCAATGAGATCTATCATATTATCATTATTAATATTAAACATTGGCATAAGCGAACCCATAATTCCAGACCAGTCGCTTTTCATTATTTTAATAAAATACTTATTTGCTAAACCGCTGTTTAACGATGATATCGCCCCGGTACAAGTACCATTCCCAATCTTAGAAATGTCTGTCGTTCCAAGCATTTTATAGAGATACCGCACATTCTTGAACATCTGTGACACCTTTGCAAAAATTGAAGAGTGTTTTTCGCCGCTTGATAATTTTGATACAGTCGTCCACGCTGACGCTGATCCGTCTGCCACATCACTACTCGTAAAAGTTGCTGTATTCTCTGCTGTATCTCCGCCGGTTGGTACTGCGCCAACATTTTCTGCCGTAAGCACTACATTTCCACGGCGAAAAGAATCTTCTTTGACACCTTTAATTCCAGTTACCGGAGTTCCGGCAAGCACGTCCCATTTTTCATCTGATGTTTTATAGATGTTTGCTCCGGCAGGAATTACATTCCCAGCTCCCTCTTTAAAATCATCCGTGGTTGTAAATTCGTCTGAAATATTGAACATCCACCCTGTGCTAACATCCGCAAGTGCCGGAAGATCTGCAAATGCAACTGTTCCGTGTGGCTGCAATCCACCTTTAAGTCCTTCTGATACATCTTTTGCCTGCTGATAGTAATACTTGGCATTGTCAGAATCCTCGCCCTCTCTGCTTCCTGTACCACCAACAGCATAACTCTGTGCTTTGGTTGCACTATCTGCTGCAGATTCGGCTTTACCGATGATCTCTGTTGCTTTCTGCGTTGCGATTGTGGCTTTATCTATGGCGGTACTGGCGGACTGGCTGGCAGATGCCGCTTCACTTGTGGCTGTGGCTGCAGACTGACTGGCGGATGTCTCACTGGCTTTTGCGTTAGTCTCGGATATTGCTGCCGCCGTGGCTGACTTCGCCGCTGCTGTCTCTGACGCTTTGGCATTGGTTTCGGATGTTTTTGCCGCTGTTTCACTGGCTTTTGCGGCATTCTCACTTGCTTTGGCGTTTATTTCAGACATTGCCGCTGCCTGCTGGCTTGACTCTGCCTTTGCCACTTCCACTTTGATTTTCGCAAGATAGTTAGGCTCTAAATGCTTTTCCTCAATGCTTCCCTCTTTGACAATAGCTGATACCTTTCCGTCTTTGTCAATGTAAAAAGCCACGGTATCCGAATCAAGGAACTCATACTGTGTAATCAGTGCCGACAGGTCTATATACTGCTTCGTACCATCGATCAGAGTCAAAATAATCTGCTGTGTAGTCGGATTGTAATCGAAGTTGATCGCGATCTTCTCCATCTGCGTATCGATCGTAACCTTTGACCCGTTCTTTTTCGTGATTGTGATAATTCCCGTCGATTCCTCGAATGTCACGTCTGAAACAAGAGTTGCTACCTCTGCTTTTGTGGCTTTCGTGGTATCAAGAGTGATTACACGATCATCAATGATATCAATCGAGCCATCCATTTTATTGAGGTTTCTTTCATTAAGCGGTGTTTCATCACTCGGGTAATTCTCCCAATTAATATCAATATGCGCTTTATTCATGATCCTCACGCTCCCTTTCCTTTGCAAGCTTCATTTGTTCCCGCTCTACTGTAACCTGCCTGTTTGCCTCTTCCTTGATTTGCTGCAGAATATCCTTAAACACCAGATACTTAGCTTCGATTGGAACATCCTCGCACAAATTTACATAATTTATAATATCGTTTTCAAATTCACGAATTTTTGCATTTATCATAGAATACCTACCGTTTCCTTCAATTCTTTTATTTCTTCATGCTGTAATTGCACTGTTGCAACCAGATCAGCGATCAGCTCTGTATAATTCAGTCCGTAATACTTTTCTCCGTTACCGTTTGAGAAAATTTGAGGGCAAATATTCCATCCTTTTTCCACACTTTCCAAAACATCCTGTGCTATAAAGCCATGATGAAATCCATCCTTTTCGAAATTATAACGATACGATTTTGCTCTTAAAGAATAAATAAACTCAGATGATTGCTTTTTGCTTAAATCTAAAATTGTGTTTTTTATTCTTTTGTCAGATCCATTAATTACTCCACCTCTGAATCCGCCTACTCCGGTATCTCCGTCTAAATGGATCATCATGTGGTCATTATCGTTTGCGCCTTTATGCAATGAAACATGATTATATTGAACCGTACATTCATGAACAGGACTTTCAAGCGTCCCTTCCACTGTTCGAAATCCATCCGTTCCCATCTGTACAAGTGTTCCACTGCGTTTAAATTCAATAAGGTTTTCTACAGACTCTTCCGCTTGAATATGCATATATCCCCCGGTCATTTCCATAGAACCTTTTAATTCAAGCAGTTTTGCTTTAATTTTGATGCCCTCGGCTGACTGGTTGATTTCTGAAATGACGCTGTCTTTTGATACTTTCAAGCTGATCTGCTTTGATGACTGCGTAATCGTACTGGACGCACTCGATGAAAGCTGCTTAAATTTCTTTATCAGAGTCCATTTGTATTTTCCACTGCTTATTCCACCATCTGGTTCGCAACCATAAAACTTTCCAGTATTCTGATCCAAAAAACTGTGTCCAGAATAATACGAAGATGCAGGGTATGTATCTTGTGGATTCCCGAAACCACAATGTGTAACGTCATAATCTTCGGTATCCCATACTGTTAAAGAAGCACTGACTTCTGACCGTATCTTAGTTGCGGTCACCTCTATATTTCCGGACAAATCGCCCTCTGCTTTGCTTGCTCTCGTAACTTCCGCTGTAATCTTGTCCTCATTAATTTTAATAGCTGCTGCAAGTTCAACTTCCTGTCCCTGTGCCCTTTTAACTTCTGCTGTAATACTGCTCGCATTTTGCGTGATTCTCGATGATAAACCATCCGTTGTATTTTTAACTTCTGTGCGAATTTCGGTTGCGGTCTGCGTGATCTGTGACTGCAATCCCTTCTCAACATCAGTTATCGTGCTCTGTGTCTTTTCAATGGTTCGCTCCAACACATTGCTCTTGCCTTTGAGCTTTAAAATACTTTTCTGTATTCCGTTCGCCCCGTTTGTCCGGTACTCTTCCCCATCCGCTTCCAAATCATCACGCAAAGCCTGTATACCTTTCAGGGTTCTTTTCAGAATATAGGACTCAATCAGTTCATATCTGGTCGGCAGCCGCACTGCATCCCCGACCTCAAGGCACGGATTTCCTTTGCAGTCTGCCGTAAACGGGCGATAAACAATCCCCCTGATCTTTGAAAGAACATTGTTTGCAATGCTTTTTAATTCTTTCGTTCCTTTACCATAGACAAGAAAATTATCCTCGATCACATAGGCATTGTCTCCGGTGCCTACGATCACGCCAATATCATTCTTCTGCTCCCTGATCTGAAGTTTATTAATGGTTTTGACAAGATAATCTTCATATGTGGCAGTAACATAGAATCCTTTTCCTATCTGCGTACTCTTTGGATCGCGCGGAAACAGATCATCTGCCGGATAAAGGTCATTTCTCGGATATAATCCCTGTATCTCCTGAGATTATCTTGTCTCGGATATAATCCCTGTATCTCCTGTTCCAGATAAATATAATGGAACGTTCCATCGCGTCCCATATGCCCCATACAGCCATTGATCTCACAAATACAGGACAACACTTCTTTGCCGCTCATAGATTCGCCTATGGTGCTCGATTCCTCTGTATCAGAACTTGTCTCACTGGATGCCGTGACTGCAACTGTTTTTTCAATAGACATGCCGTCATTAACCAGTATAATATCAGCCTGCTCAATCCCGAAGTGATTAAAAAAGCTGTCCCGGAATTGCTTCATTGTGACCGGATCATAAACTGTAACAGTCGTAGTTTTTCCATCTTTATCTTTCTGCTGCTCTTTATGGGATGGAAAGACAGTGTTATACCATGCTGCCACATCTGCATTTAAAATGTCATAAAGAGCATCATATGCGACAACATCACGGCACGTCCTGTCTGCCGTAGGCGTATCAGAATCAACCTTATATCTCCCGAACTGAAATGGAACATCTGTATGTCCACCAAGAGACATCCTTACTGTCATCCATCTGCCCTTCATTGGCAAAAATGTATTTGACACCGTGAATTTAATCATGGCAGCTTCACATGATCCAAACGTCAATTCCTGTTCCGAACACAAACTTTCGGTCAATTCGAATTTTTCTTGGTGTAGCTCTGTATTTGTGATATTGATTTTTTCATCATCAGATACGATGGATAACTGCTTATCGACCGTATCTTTTTTGAACAAGTCGCCATATTTATAATTAACCACCATACACACCCCCTATGAAAGCAAGCCGAACTGAATTGTAACGAATTATTCCATCATATGTTCCGTATATCGTAGGCTGAAAATCTGCCATATAACCGTACTGTGTCACATAATCGTCATATTCCGGGATATACGCTGTGATATAGCAGGCTCTCCCTGTCGCATTTGTGAACTGGCTTCTAATATTGTTTAAAACCTCATTGAAAGTCTTATTTGTCAGCATAGCTGTGGTTTCAAATTCGACCTTTAACGCCTTTAACTCCACGGCATTTCTATGCAGATAGCCGTTGGCGTCTGTATAATCGTCCAAATCCTGCATGTTGACATATGGACTGTATGTTTCTGCTTTCATAAACGACATCGGCACTATGTAATTGCCAATCTTTAACAGCCATCCGCTGTACGCCATGCGAACACCTCCAATCAAGTTGTCTTTTCAGATTTACAAATATGAACACCGTTATCATCACTTAAAAATAAGATTTCAGTTTTTCCGTCCGGCAGAATATCCGCCACAAGGCAATTATTCGGATTTCCTATTGGTGTCCGGTTTTCCGAGCACTTACCCCAGTCTATTGGTTTATATTTTTTCATGGCTATTCTCCTGAAAATAGGTATAAAAATAGCACCTACCGTGTATGATAGGTGCTAAATAAATCAAAAAAGAAGCGCATCTCTGCGCTTCCTCTTATATTTTCTGTATTGTCGCATTTTCCACCAATAAGTAATTACCATCTTCCATTAGCGATAAATGATAATCTTCTTCAAAGTATTCATAGGTTAATTCCATTTCCTCTTCTTTAAAATCTTTATAGCTTTTGTAAAGAGTAACGCAACCTTTTTGACCGTTTTTTGCAGTAAAAACATAACCGCCCAATGGTAAATCTCTACCAACAAGATATCCTCCAGATGGATAAATCCCTTTTTCTTTGTCGTACATACATTCTTCTCCTTTAGTTTATTATTCTATTTATCTGCTCTTCCAGTAAAATATACCTCTGCATAATCGTATTTTCCATAACAATCAAGCTGCCCCGAAATAGTTTTCCCAGGTTTAATCTCATTGTCTGAATCTGTAATATATGTGCTGTTATAATTTACCACATTATTATTACTGTCAAAAAATATTGCATACACGCTTACAAAAAGTGCCGGATTTTCGCTGTTATTGGTCACGGATACAGTAACGTTTTCATCATTAAATGTCTGTTCAACGGATAAATCATTTACAACCGGTTTATAATATGGGTTTTCGTCATAATCTAATGTGTAATCCACCTTGTCAATTCCGGACACACTATCAAAATAGAAAACACCAATAGATGTTTCTCCTGCCCCCAATACATCAATGCTCATGTCGGCGGCTCCTATTGAATTCCCGCTTAAATCTTTGGCTGTAGCGTTTCCAGAAATTGCGACATCCGTGTTTGAATTATTTGTTACAATCAAAAAATCTAATGTGTCTCCTATTGTGTTTTCGTACAGATACTCTTTTACCAAAAAATCAGAATCAGAAACTTCTTCTCTTGTCGCTTCCTTGTTATCTACCGTACTAATAGAAGAAACTTTTTTATTTTGCTCGGTAGAATCAGCAACTGCATCGTTGTTTTCTCCGTTTCCGCCAAATATGGCAATCAACAGAATTACAACTATAACCACCGCAACAAACCACTTTGTTGCCCCACCCTGCTTTTTTCTGCAATTAGGGCAAATTTTTGCTTTAGCTGGAATCTCCGTCTGACAGTACTTGCATAATTTTGTTTCACTTTTTTCATTCATAGCTTTTCCTCCCACCACTTGTAATAAAATAATTCTAGCACAAGTGGCGGTATTTGTCATTAAAATATTGGAACTGGATTTCTCTGTGTTCTTCTTGCTTCACTCTTCCATTGCTTAACTGTACTGTCATATATTACCTTAACTGTACTGTCATATATTACCTTGCCGTCTAATTCAACTTTAATTCCGCTGTTTTCACTTGTATTCTGTGCGATTTGTGACAGATATGGTGTCAATGCTTCTGATACTGCGCTTTTTACTCCTGCTTTAATTCCTTCTACGATTTGGCTGTTATTCGCAACCGCTGTATTTCCATTGCTAAACTGCCCGACCATTTCTCCGTGATTTGCAAAAAATAAACCATCTTCCGGGAAGCCTCCGGTTGCAAATGTTGGTATTTTCCCGAGGTTAATATTGCCAGCTTGAATTATTTCTTTTCCACCAATATTTACAGAATCCCATGAAAAAGACAGTTTTGAATTAAGCCACGTTGCAAAATTATTCCATACCTGCTTAATTCCTGCAACAGCATTATCAAATGCCTGCTTCAATCCGTCAGAAATGCCGCTGAATGTCCAATTATCTTTTGTAAAATACGGTTCTACATGATTTGTCCACCAAGAACCAATTCCAGATGTACTCCACCAGTTACTAAATTCGCCCCATTTTTCAGAAAGACCTTTTTTCATTCCGTCTCCCTGCTCATCCCATCTTTTTTTTGTAAACCATGGCTTCACATGATTTTCCCACCAATTATATATTCCGGTATTCTGCCACCAATCGGAAAACTCATCCCATTTAGCAGACAATCCCTCTTTTATTCCATTCCCTACTTCCATCCACTTTTTCTTTGTGAACCACGGGAAAATGTTCTCCTGAATGTAAGTTAAAGCTTCATTCCACTTTTCTTCTATTTTACCTTTTATTTCTCCTATTTCTGTCTGTATTGAAAGCTTTTTTTCTCCCCAATATTCTTTTACATCTTCCCACCATGAAGAAACATCCTCTAAAGTTGTTGTTAATTTATTGCGAACGGGTAGTTCTACATTCAATCCCCACCATTCTTTGACATTGTCTTTGAACTCGGAAATCTTCTCCTGTAAATTTGGAAGGACGACATCTGCTCGTAAATCTACATCATCTAATCCGTTTATATTCTTCCATTCATCTATCCACGCCTTTAGATCAAAGCTGTCAGGTACATTTAATTTATTAGGCATATTATCATTGAACTCATTTAATGCTTTTTGGAAATCATCTAATGATTTGTAATCTTCCTTTTTAGGCAGATTTTTGACAAATTCATCAACATTCATTCCATTTCCAATGCCTAATTTGTCCATCACAGTATCATGGCTCAAAACTCCACCGCCATATGCATTAATCCATTCAAACGGATTAAGAAGTTGTTTAAAACTTTCCTGAAGATATTGCAGAAAACCGCCTTTTTCATACGCTTTTTCTAAATTATTAGCATCTTTTTTTATGCTATCTTTTCCAACCGTAAAAGATAACGTTGCCACTACTACAGCAAGTGAAATAGGAATTGCATAAGAGAGCAATGATTTTGCCGCCGTTGAACCAAAAGCGGCTGTGAATTTCGCTCCTATTAATTTTCCAATAGTCTCCTTGAGAAGTTTCCCTGTTAACAGTTTGCCTGCAAGTTTCAGGGCAAATGCTCCAAGAAGAATTTCAACTGTCTCAATATCAATGTTTGAAAGAAAATCTTTTACGCCTTTCCAAACATCAGACCACTTGATATTTTCTATCATGGTCTTAATTGTCTTGTAAACTCCCTGTACCCAAACATTTATATCTTCTGCAAGTGCCTTAAAATCAAATGTCTGGAAGAATTTATTTATTCCCTCTGCCAGTGATTTTCCAAGGTTTGACCAGTCAAATGTCTGACCAAAGGAAAGGGTTGCATAAATCGCCGTATTCAGTGCCCCGGCAATCGTTTTACCAACATTTCCAAACAATCTCGGATTGATAAGACCATTAAGGAAATCTGCCAAGCCTTTGCCGAAGTTTCTTGCCTTGGAATAAATCTTATCCCAGTTGATAGACTCCATAGCTTTTGATAAGGCATCACTGATGTATTTTCCAAGTTGTTTCAGATTTTTAATATCACTTTCGTAATTTTTGAAAATGGTATCAGTCTTGACAAGTTTACCGCCACTGGCACCGCCTGATGCGCCACCACCGCCGGAACCGCCCGAACCTTTTTTGCCAGAACCATCATTTGTGGTAATCAGTTTCAATTCATCAAACTGACGGACGCCCTTATTCATCTTGTCGATGTTCTTTGCCGCCTGTCCGGTATTGTCAGCAACATCGCCTGCGCTCTCTGCCGCATCTGAAAAACTATCCGCAAGACCTGCACCGGAATCCTCATATTTCCATCCGAAGATTGCGCCTAAAGCGTTTGTAACCTTTGTAACAAAGCTGATAACAACCAGTAAAACGGAATTGAGTGCTTTTACGAATGGTTTGAAAGCATTGATTAATGCCCCACCAATAACACTGCCAAGCTGTTCGAACGACTGTTTTAAAATTCTGATCTGGTTCGCCCACGAATCAGCAGTACGCGCAAAGTCTCCCTGTGCTGTCTGCGTATTGGCAAGGACGTACTGATACCGGAGCATTGTCTTTTCAGCCTGTGACATAGACTCGATATCAGAATCTAATCCCTGTTTCATCGCCCACTCTTTAAGGGTTGCCTGTGTAAGATCAAGACCGTAATCTCTTAATGGACGTGTCTGTCCGGTAAATATTGCAGCTAAATCCTGCGACACAACATCCTGATCTATGTTATACAGAGATGCCATATCAGCAGTTAATTTTGTTAAATTCAAAGACACATCAGCCATGGAATCAGACAAACCAATATAGCCATCTGTCTGCTTATTCAAAAACTCATTAGCTTTCTTTATCAAACTACTGTCAATTCCCATGGCTGTTCCCATTGCTTGGAATCGGCTTGCCGTCTGTTTCAATGTCAGTTCTGACATACCGAACTGACGTATAGAGTCCTGTGCAAAGTCATTGACTTTTTTTGACATGTCACCAAAAGTAACATCAACAACGTTCTGAACCTCTGTTAATGCGGATGATATGTCGATTGCATTTTTTATTCCTCTTATCGCTCCGTACAGACCAAGATAAATCCCCATAGAGGACAAAATCTGTCTTGTGAATGACTTGAGTCCGATCAATGCTTTTCCTGTGGATGTCTTAAATCCAAGGAAAGAACCGGAAAGATTACTGATGCTGTTATTTAATCCAGTAATCGCACCGCCAGATCTGTTTGAAAGATTTCCAAGTGCCTGTGTCATTTGTAAAATATTTGCGCTTACATTTGGTGCTTTTGAGAGTGTCTCAAACAGATATTTAAGGTTGTCAGCAAGCAAAGGTATATTTGTTACTGCACGTCCGCTTGCAACGCTTCCAAGCCTTGATATGGCTGTTACAAGGTTGCTCATATTGGTCATATCAAAATTCAATGCACCTATCTTGTTCATCTGGCGTACAAAGTTTTGTAACTGCGCAGATAAAGCCGGCAGATTCTTTGTCGCCTGTGTAGATGCCTTGCCACCAATTTTTGACAGTGCCGACACCATGCTTGTGAGTCCGCTTGTATCAACAGCTTTAACACTTGCTATTCCAGATGCAAGATCTCTCACAGCAGAAGATATTCCGTGGATAGAATTTGCATCAACACCAGAAAATTTATTGAGTGCCCGCACCATTGATGTGATTTCCGAAGATTTACCACCTTTGAATCCGGTAGCCGCATCGGAAATGCTTCTGATTCCGCTTGCAATATTTGAAAGTTTTGCAGTGTCAAACGATATGCTTTCCCGGAGCCTATTCATGCTGTTTACAAGGCTTTCTATGGAATTACTTGCTTTTGCAGAGTCAGCTTTGATTTTTATTTGTAATTCATCAATGTCTGCCATATATGCACCAACTTTCTATGCAAAATAAAAAGACGGTAGGCTGTGACACCTTACCGTCCTTGATCTACTCTTTTAATTTTTCTCTTGTAACCGGTCCACATTTCTTATCTACTGTAATTCCGACTTTTTTCTGGAATGTTCCAATACCGGTCGCCGTATCATTTCCAAGAATACCGTCCACATTACTGTTTCCCTTTTTATCTTTTTCATCTAGGCATCCGTGATAAATAAGCTCCGTCTGAAGCCATCTCACATCATCCCCTCTCATGCAAGGGAATTTTTTCTTTAAAATCCTTACAGGTTCCGGGTATGGGTTTAAATGATCTTTTACATTTTTTCTAGGGTTTCCGCTTGTCACAATCGCTGTATGACCTTTGGTTTTTGTGACAAGAACATCTCCATTGTAAAGAACCATTCCTGCCGCATAACCTCCAATGTCATCAAACATGCCACTAGAAAGAAGTACAGATTTTTCATTTGCTGTGGTGAAATTTCCAACATCTTTTCCAGTTGCATGAATAATGCATGCACGTACCGTTGTGCCGCAATCTGCTTCTGTTTTTACTTTTGAATTAATACCATATTTGACAATTCCAAGCCGGTGTCCCTGACAGTAGCCAATATTATCATTATTGCACGCTGTAATCATTGATTCTGCCAGTTTATCCGCCATATCTTTTGTTTTTGGCCTTAACACATACCATCCTTTTTTATGAACATAAAAGTTTTGCATACTTACTTCTGTTCCGGTCTGATCTCCCGGTCTCCCACCGGTCAATTTCCCATTTTCATCATGTCTTGCAGATCCAATTCTCATATTTATACCTCCAAGTTCTTTTCTGGTTTTGGGTGGCTCAACTCATAGTTTGACTGCATGACTTTAAGTTTTGCCACAAATAGCTCTCTCTCTTTCTTTATTTCTTCTTCCGTCATTTCTGAATCATCTTTCCCTTGTTGCTCATTAATTGGTTTTTTAATATACTTTGATTTTGCTTTTCGTCCGGCAAGGCAATGTTCTACTGCCACCGATACCGCAGACAATCCGTATGTCCCAAACCACATCCACATCTCATTGTCTCTTTGCTTTTTATCTAAGTTGTAAGCATCCGCATAAGGCTGTAAATCAGCCGGGCAGGACGTGTCTATGTCACGCACAGTAAATCCGTACCCCTTTGTAACTAAAAGCCAAAACGGGCGGATTTCCGTGCAATACGTTTCCCATGTAAGCTCTCTCTGTTCTTCTACTTTTTCCTCGGAGTTTTCTTCGCCGCTTCTTTCTGCTCTGCTTTGAGCAGTTTTGATAAAAAACCATTTTCAAGTAACTCTGCTAAAAGTGCATTGTAAAGTGCCTGAACATCTGCATCTTCTCCGTCAAAGTAGTCATCCAGCATGGCATATACTTTTCCAAGCTGCTGTTCCTTTTCTCCCTCATTGTCCGGATTGTATCCAAGTTCCTCTTTGTGAAACTTCTGCGCGCCTACAAGGATTAACTCTGGAAGAAATAAAAGGATTTCGTCAACCGCTTCAATATCTTCCATCTGGTCTAATTTTGCTACTTTCTTGATAATTCCGCTTTTCACGGTTGCTTCATATCCAAACTTGATCTGTAATTCTTTCTCGCCAAATTTTAATTTTGTCATTTTCTTTCCCTTTCTCCCTCTCATATAGGGAAAGGGCAGTCCGAAGACCGCCCTGTTCTTTTAAATTGTTTCTTCAAGCTCTGGCTCGGTTGTCTGGTTATCGTCAGCCGATCCAACCGAACTATTCGACTGACGTGTTATTCCCCCGGTGTAAAAGCTACAGCGGTGTCCATGCCCTTGTATTCTTCAATGGTAAGATTCATTTCAACCGTCAAAAGTTCGTTCTGACCAATCTCCGGCTGTGGAATCTGCTCTGGCGGCTGAGCCACAACAAAAAACGCTTCGGTAAATCCCGGGATAATCGTTTCAAACCACATTCTTTTCCCGCCGGCAAGCGCCTTGTACGCTGTGATAAGTGCTTCCCACTCTTCCTTTGTGGCATCTGTAAGGTTTACCGTGATAGGGAAAGAGCCACCGGTATCTGCGCGCCCCTTTACATATCTGGTAATAGCATCTTCTAATGCAGATGCGTCAATCTGTTCCGGCTCAATGTTGATACCGCCGATTGCGTTAATTCTTGTAAGCTGTTTAAATGATGTAGGCTTTGTCCCAGCTGTTGTTTCTGTTCCATATCCAAACGTAATGCCTAACGTAGACAATCCTGCTTCTGCCATTTTTACCTCTCTTTCTACCGCCAAATAATGCGGTTATCGGGCGCATCTTTTTGCACCCGGTGCATAAAAAATAGAGCCTTTCGGCTCTTTTACATCAATCTGTCGTTGGCTCCGATTATCCGCCGGAACCTTGCAACGCTTCTAAATTTTTTCTCACTGTCATTTTTAAACTCCGGCATTGCTGTGATTTGAAATCGCATCTGCTTAAAGGCATCGGCTAAAATAGCCATGATCCCTTTTGCATCGCTCTGCTTTGTGTTTGTAATGACGTCAACCTGTATTGTTTCCTGCACTGCATTTACGGATGTGCCCTCTAAATCTGCCCCACGTTCAAGCCCCGGCATCTCATGGATGTAAATAGTCGGGAAAACAGGGTCTTTATCTAGGTTCTTTTCAACCGTTGTAAATGCAGTGTCAAAATTCATGCTTTTGTATTTCTTCTGGAGTTTTGGTTTTGCTATCGTTACAACATTGGAAAAAATGTTTGTTTCAAGGTCAAATACCCACTGGTTGCCTGCCATTATCCAAACACCTCCTTCGCTGTCTGTGTAACAATCTGACGCAACTCATTTGCGGTCAGATACATAAATGGTCGGCTTGGCATTCCCTCTGTAAACCACCAATCGCCATTGTCGTCCTGATAAAACCATCCATATCTTCCATCTGAAATCTGATGTATAGTTTTTCCACTTGCGTACTGCCACGAAACACCCTCCGGCAGTTTCCCATGATAAGGACTTTGCTGTCCCACAATTCCGGTTCCAAACTCAACAAATGCGGCATGGTCTGTACCGGCTATTACCGCCCATATCCCGCCGCCCTTAGTGCTTCCTTCGTATTCCACGTGAACACTTGAAATCAGTTCCGATGTGAATATTGCGTCAAGGTCAGCAATTTGCACTCTGGCAATCTCTACGCCCTTTTCCGCGAGTTTTTCTGCCAATAGCTGACATTTATATGTTAAGCTGTTTTGATAGGCTCTAAGCTCTTGTATTGCATTCTGAATAGACTTTTCAGACAGGCTCATTGTGATTACTTTCTTCCCCATGCCGCACCTACTTCACATTTTTTTGCAATAAGAACAAATCAACCGTCAATCCCTCGTCTGCAACACCTTTTACGATGTAATCAGCCGAATTTTCGTCAACGATTGTATTCTCTTCATCTTTGTACCTTACATCTGACCGTTTCCATACCAAAGAACCGACGTTCAATGGAAGTTTCCCTTTGTCCTCGACAATTTGAACAAAGTTTGTGGAATTGTCAACGCCAAACTCTTTTATAAGTGCTTCACTCAACTTATTGCTGATTGAAGAATAAAAAACCACAGGCTTCTCGTAACCTGTGGTATACTCTCCGGTTGTTTTCGGTATTTTGTTTCCATCTTTATCGAGGTAATAAATTACATTACCATCAGAATCCGTGTACGAAGAATATTCGATGTTACCATCATCATCCGTCACATATACCGGCACCTTGCCGCTTTGCTGCGAATAACTCATTTTTTGCTTATTGATCTCAAGCATTTCACTTCACATCCTTGCCGAACCGTTTCCACAGCTCAGAAAGCTTTTCCCATCCATACATTGCGACAAACGCAACAATAAATCCTGCAATAATAGCTGCCAAGATCATATACCATAAAATTGATGTCTGGATGTACTGCATGTATGCCACAAACGCAGCGACCGTGATTCCGATAGAAAGAACAAATACCAAAATGTCCGTTGGAATCTTAGAAAATACGCCTACACCTTTGATTACCTGTGTTACCACAGACACAACAAATGCCAGCGCACCAATGATTGCCAGAATAATTGTCATATTTGCAATTACAGACTGTATAATATCCATGATTAAACCTCCTTTTCATCATTAAGACGGGTTTCTATCCCGTCAATTCTGTGATGCGCCGATTTCACACTTTCTTCAACCTTTATAATTCTGTTGTCGTGAGAATTTATTTCTTTTCTCATCTCCGAAACTTCATTCTTGATCTCGGTCGTGTTGTTTGAAATGGCATCCAACTTCATGTTAATGCGTGTGTTCTCCCTCACGCGTTCTTCAAGATCCGTGTTGTCTGTCCTTTTGTTGCTCTTCAAGCCCATAAAGACGGAAAAACCAAGCGACAGCACGCTTATAATGATTGCTGTTGATATTTCAATCGTCAAATCATATACCGCCTTTCATTTTTATGGCACACCGCCCACCACCGCTCAATGTGTGCCGCCTGCTACGTTTTGCCGACGTCGGCAAAACGTAACGCACAATCTTCTAACCAGATGGAATCCCATACGGTTATAATGCTTTTACAAACGGAAATACTCCAACAAACAAGCTTTCCCTGTCTTTCCAGCTACGGCTTACGCCGTTTTCTGAATAACTTGCCATATAGGCTTCTCCTGCCTGTGAATGGTCGTACAAGGCTAAATTGACGATTACATCCTCAAACTGTTTCAAGTCTTCGGATATTTTTTCATCCGTGTAGCTTTCCGGGTAATTCCGCTTGCTTACCACTTCATTTCTTGCCTGCTTGATAAGCTGTTCGATGTAAGGATTATCTTCTTTCTGGTCAAACACGACAACATCAGAAGTAACACCATCTTCATCCGTAACGGTTTCAATATGAAATTGTTTCAGTCTGATTTTGACCTGCTCTAATGTTGTATATTCGTCCATTCTTCCCTACCTATAATCCGAACTGCTCGATCAAAATGCGTTTCAGTTCCGCTCCACTGATTTCTTCTGCACCCTCGATCCCATGTTCAGCGGCAAGTGCCTGTAAATCAGCAGTGCTCATTCTGTTAATCTCTGTCTTGGTGTACCCGCCGGAAGATTTCTCTCCCGGAACAATGTCCGGGATTTCATCTCCTGCCTTGTACCATCTTCCATTGCGCTTTACCGTGTATTCAGCAATCATACCGCACCTCCTACGCAACTTTCATGACAACAACGCTGTCCATGCCCTCAAAAGTAGGCAATCCGATCATTGACACAACGCAATGAGTGTTGATCGGATGATTTGTTGCGTATGTATACACCGAAATACCGGTTTCTACAATAGAAAGGTTTCCGTCTGTTAAACTTCCGCTTCTCTCTTCCGGTGTCTTTCCAAAGACATAATCTCCAAGGTACACGCCGGATGCCTGCGCTGAAATAACTCCTGTAGGAATAAAATATTTGGTAGCACCGTCTGCAGGGTCGATGTAAAGTTTGTCGTAAACTTCAATCTCGATGCCGTATCCTCTAAGATACTCTGTAACCTGCCCCTGCTGTAAGCGAATACCGCCATTGTAAGCAGTAATTCCAAGCACCTGTTTCTTTGTGTCCTCCGCCTTAAGGACCATTTCCCATGTTTCTGTATTCATGCTAAAGCGTGCAAGGGAATATCCTGTTTTCTTTGCAAACTCACGTTTAATCTCGATAAGGTCGTCAAGTGGCGTTGCTGTTTCGGATGCAGACCATTTATCGGTATCGCTTCCGGAGATATCCTTGTAATGGTCTCTCTTGTGCGCCACTCCATTGTCCGAAGTATAATCCACATAGTAGCTTTTTCCGCCAATTGTTACCTGTACTCTTGGAATACCATCAGATGGTGCTAATAACTGCCAAATCTGGCGTTCCGGCACTACTCTTGCTCCTTCAATAAGCATCATCGGTTTTTTGCTGATTTCTCTAAGCACCTGGTTTGCCATGTTGGAATTTTCTGCCGACTGGTAATTTGCATACTTCTGCTCTTCACGCTCTGTTACCATGTAAGATTCACGGTAGAACGGCATCTCGTTCTGAATATCCGAAAATCCACCGACATCTCTTAACTCTGCCTGCGCATCAAAATTGGATGCCTTTAAGGATACCGGAAGACCGTTTTTCCCTTTGATAAATCTAAGTTCAAGGCTGTCCTGTTTTCTGGTTCCAAATTTCTGTCTACCTAAGTAAGGTGCAGAACCAAGCGTTTTTTCATAATTATTCCACATAACCCCAAGACTTCTTGCGGTAAATGCTTCTGCTAATGGTAATGCCATTCTCTAATACCTCCATTTTTTAATCAAAAAAAGTAACACGCGGTGTTGCTGCTTTTGCAGTTGCTTCCACGGTCACTCCGTTCGCTGTTACCTTTGCGCTGTCAATAGAACCCTGATATACATAAGTTCCAGGCGCATCTCCCATTGTTACGTCAACATCTTCCAGAAGATACCCTTTGCAAGATTCGTCATTGCTTGGGAACGGTGTCCCTGCCTTTGCAATCTTCTTTCCGTTTGCATCGGCACTTGACACCATTGTCTGCGGAACGATACACGCCGCACCCTCATAAGGAAAGAATTTTAAAATTCCTTTACTCTGTGTAAAGTCTCTTTCAATCGGTTTTCCCATAATTTACCTCCTATAAAACATAATGGTCTTTGGCTTCTGCACTTTCTGCAGGTTTGCCAAAACTGATTTTTTCTGCGTTCTCTACGTCCGCAGTTTTTTTATTTTCTCCACCTGCAGTACCGCCGCCCGGATTTTCAGAATTATTTGCAATCTCCTGTTCCTTTGCCTGCGCTGCCGCGGTTTCCTTTTCGGCTGTAATCTTTCCAAGAGCGTCATAATCAAGGCTTCCATTATCCTTGACAACGGATTTTGCCTGCTCTGCATTGATTTTTAACTTTTCCATCAATGCTTCGCGCTGGTCTCTAATGGCGTTTTTCTTCTGCATATCTGCAATCTGCTGATTTGCTGTCTCTAACGCCTTGTTTGCTTTTTCAAGTTCCGTGAGGTTTCCTGCTTCCATTTCATCCAGCTTTTTCTGCAACTCATCTGCGCTGTCTGCCTTTGCCTTAAGCTCTGCTGCTTTTGCCTGTTCTCTCTGTACGGCACTGCCGTAATCAGCAATGATTTTTTCAACATTTTCCTCACTGATACCCATTGCAATTAACTCTTCTCTTTTCATTGATTACCTCCGATATGTCTTTACGAATTTTTGCGGTGCAACGACACCGAATGACACTGTTGATTTTTACGCTCACAACTTTGCGAATTTTTATAAAATAAAAACAGCCACCGATTACTCGGTAGCTGTCTTATTTTGCTGTTTATTTAATTGGTTTACAATTTCCTGTGCTTTTTGTTCCTGCTCTTCTGCATTATCAATTGTTTTCCACAACGCATCTATATATGGCTTAGACAAGAGGAATGTCTTTTCAGCATCTCCCCAAAGCCCCACCGTTTTAATGGCAATAAGAGGATGTATGCCGCACTCTAAAAGCTGATATAGTGTTTGCGACTTTGTATACATATTGTCTTGCGGGCTATGATTGATTTGCACATCAAAATCCCTCATTGACAATTTCAAATCATTGTCCTTAACGCGTATTACATTTAAGACAACTTTTGCAAGTCTCTTCTCTGCCGATTTCACAATTGGGTCTTTTAATTTTGCTCTTGTCTTTGAAAAATCCCATCCAGCCCTTAATGATACTGCTCCTTGTGTATCTCCTCCAGAGTTTTGGGACTCTCTGTTTGGTATTGCTAATATTGCCAAGGCATTGTCCCACAAATCATCTTTTGCCACCTGACACTGGCTCTGATTTAGTTCCTGCGTCATAATCTCAACATCGGCTTTGTTATCCTTGTTATTGGACTTTACCGTCAAAGCATGGCTCATTTTCATCTCTTCAAACGTTTTTTGGTCGATTTCACAGTTCACAAACTTAACCCAGTACTGAACAAACTGCTCAATTCCATCCATTCTGTTTGACTGCATATTGTTTATGGCATCCAAAATACCTATGACAAGCTCAATATCAGAAATTCTCTCATGATTATTTGGAAACTCAACAATAGGTATACTTCCAAATGCGTGCAATTTCCATTCAGAAACTACTCCATTTTGAATTTTGCATGAATAATTGTCTGTATAGCACAGTTTGTACCATCTTCCATCTTCGTCCTTAAGCTCCTGTACGGCAATCACCGGTTCTTCCGTACTCCGATTATAAATAACACAAGTATTCATCGGAGTAGGGGCAACAATCTGAAATGGTATTTCTCCATTTGAAAATCTCACAGCCTTAAAAGATGTTCCAGTTGCTGACTGCCACTCTCCTGCTTTAATGTCTTTTTCCTGTTTATTCGCATCCACAAGATAGTCATTCAGCGCATCCACTGCCCGATTAATTTCATCATCATCTTTTCGACTGATAAACTGTATTGGCTCGCCATATGTCTGTCCTACTTTGAACTGAACAATCTCATACGCATGATTTTCTACTATTTTGTTTGTAATATCAGCATTTTGCACCTTTACACGGTATAAAACAGGCTGGTCACCTTTGTAATATCGCCAAAGATATTCTATGATGGTTTTGTTGTAATAAAAATTTCCGATGCAGTCTCCCACCACATTGACAATATTATCTTCTGTGATGGTTTCAACATCTGTATATAAAATTTTTCTACCATAACAGCCTTTAACAAGGTCTTGGAGAGATTTGTCATTTCTCATTTTTTTCTCCTAAATAAACGTCATCCCACTGGATGTTGACCGGATTGGAAGAGATTTTAATTCCGTCTTCTCATTCTCCGGATAAAATACCACTTTTTTGTGACATTTCCTACATTCCACAGAAATGTTCATTGTTGAACGCCCATCGTGCGTGGCAACTTTTCTTCCACACCGCGGGCAATATATTTTTTTTGGTGTATATCCCATAAAATCCTCTTTTCTTTGCAAAAGAAAAAGCACCGGAGATTTCTCTACGATGCTTTTATAAATTGGGGGAGGTGAAGTATTCAACTTTTGTTGCTTTCTTCGATTATAACTATATCAGAAAAAAAACGGACATATCGGACAACTTTACTCTTTCATAAATCTATCGAACGCTTTTCTAACGCTGTCTTCTGTGTTATTGCCTCCTATTTGGTCGGCAACCTTATTCCAAGATTGATTTTCTAAAAATCTAAGGTTAATTATTCTTCTAATTCTGCTATCTTTTATATTTGCAATAAACTCTTCTACTTCATTTGTTTTTTCAAGAAGTTCGTTTTCCAAAATTTCGAGGGTGGTTTTTCTGGAATATAACAAGGTTTTTTTGTGCCTATATTCTGGCAATGGTATTCCTTCTATTTTAAAATGTTGGTTTCCACCATTTCCGCCAGAAACGCTATCAATAACCGTTCCTTCCTGCTCAATTTTTTCTATGTATTTTTCAAGCTTTTCAATTTTATTCCTTACTTCTTTTACTTCTTCTCTTAAATCTAAGTATTGATTTAAAATATCTTTGTTTACCATATCAATACCTCCTAAACGGATTTACTGCCGCTTCTACCTTTGCTTGTGTTCCGCTTCGCATCTCGTTTTCAAACAATGCAACTGAATCCGGTGCATCATCATGCTTTACTTTTCCACTTCTTGTCATGGTCGTAAGTTCTTTCATAAACTTGTAATATTGGCTCTGCCTGTCCATTTTCTTGAAATCGCGGAAATAATAATCTCGAATGATATTATCTCTTGCATTTTCCATTCGAGTTATTTTATTTGAACAATTAAACTTGAACCGTGCGCTACATCTTCCGCCTTGCTCTTTTACAATGTCCATTACATCGCGGCCAAAATATTCTCCGGCACTGTTGCTCTCGAATGTAACCGTCTTTACGTTGTGCTTAATAAGCATATTTGCGCATTCAGGCTTGGTAAATTGTGTTCCGGCATTATCGAACACTACATCTACGATATAAACCTCGTTGCCGTACACATAGCCAATTGGCATTGAGCAGCTATCTTCTCCCTTATCAGCACTGTCACAAGCCGCCATAATTGCATCTGGTTCTTGATCAACAGGAAGTTCCTCAAAATAATTAAGCTCATTCTCCGCAAACATTCGCCCTTTTGCTTCAAATGGTTCTTGTTGGAACTCTGCCGCCCACGTTTCTTCCGAAACAAGTTTTCGTTCCTTTTGGTAGTAACCGGTTGTGAATATCTTCCGCAATCCTTTTTTATCTTTTCGATAAATCTCCCAATTGCTTTCATCTGTGATTGGGTCAAGTGCCGGAATCGCAACTTCTTTCCATCTCCACTCCAATTCATCAGCTTTATTTTGTAAAGCCGTAATTGGATCGTACAAGCTGTATTTCGTTCCCTGTATGATAATAGGTGTTCCCTCTAATCGTCTACCGAGAACATCGTCTGTTACTTTCTCGCAAAGAAACTCTAATCTATCTCTATTTCGTGCTTCCTCATGGTTTTTAACGCAGTCATCAATATAGACAAGTACATTTGCTTCGGTACATCCTACGATTGCGCCATCAATCGGACGGCATGTAAATGTCGGGAAAATATTCTTGCTTTTAAGGTCGATTGATAGATTTTCAGCACTTTTATAGTCCTTTTCGCCTATCTTTGTTGCTTCCGGGAAAACACTTAAGAATCTATTGTACGTGCTTTCTGTTTCAAATCCTTGCAATAAGCCACCATAAAATCGCTTAACAAGTCCTTCGCCTTTTCCAACACCGAATATACTTCCGTCCGGGTCGCGTCCACCCATCATCTGCGCCAATTTCAGACCGCCTGTTGTTTTTCCAGTTCTTTTCGGTTGCGATACAGACAGAAAATCCAATTTTCCATCATAAATCTCCTGATATGCTCCGACTACAGGCTGTAGCACTTTTCTTCTTGGGAAATAAAATCTTTTCCACGGGTCCTTTTCATCAATTTCAATGTAATAAAAAAAGCTGTCCACAAGATAGGCTGATTCATACATCAAAACATCGTAGAATTGTTGGAGCACCTTGTATGTCGTATCATGTTCCCAGGCATACACTTCTAAGTCTGCAACTCTGCCGCCTGTATATTGTTTGACATAGCTTGCTATAAGTTTTTTTGCCTTTGCGGATATTTTCAATCCATAATCAACGTCATGTTCTGTCCTTAAGGCAACCGCTACGGCTTGTATGTATGCATCTATTACCTGTTCATCAACGCCATGCACCTGTATGTAATTTTCATATCCATTTACTGTGGAAATTAGGCTTGAACTTGCCAAAAGAAAAGCACCTCCGCAAAAAAGCAGAAGTGCATTAAGACCTCTGCCAATAATTTTTGTTGGTTAGCGACTAACTCCGTTTGTTAGCCGGTAATATCATCTAATCAATATCCGCAATACTTTCTACAAAGCAGTTATAATAGAGATTTCTGATATTTTCACAATATCTCCCTAAATTCTTGCAACTACGTGTTCTTTTGCAATTTCTTCTTTTTCCGGGTCGTAAATAACCGAACCGTTTTTATCAGTCTTATACTTATCAAATTCACAAGAAATTTTTATGTATGGGTATCTCAATGGCGTGCAGTCAGCATGGAAATCAATATTATACACTCCCTTTTGCCATTTTCCGTTAGCATAAATCTTTGTGTAACCGCCTTTTCTAGTTTTGATTATGATTTTTGAACGTGTTTTCTTCATTTCCAATGCACCTTGAACCCTTTCGCCGTATAATTACCAACTGCCTGTTTCAGCTCTTCCTTGCTTTTATATTCCTCTCGAAGCATGATTGCTACCTTGTTCTTCTCAATGGCGTATATGCCGCAGGTAACCGCTTTGCTCGCCGTATCAAGAACTGCTTTGTACTGTTTGCTGTTCATCTCGTATGTGCTGTTATTGATATTGACAATCATGCTTCATACACTCCTTCTCTTCCTTATGAGTTTGCATCAACATTTTTTAGATATTCAATGAAACTCATTTCAGCCCCCTCGCATGTTAAACCTTCAATAGGATTTTTGTGATAGTTTTCACGAAAATACCTCAATGCCTGTTCTTTTTCTTTTTCTGAATAAGAGTCCCATTTTGATATCCCAGATTTGTTTTTGAAAAATTCGCAATCGTGTTCTTTATAAGCAAATCCTACTGGAGGAATATACTTTTCTGGATGGTTACAAAATTCTATCGTTTTTTTCAAAAATTCATTCCATTCAATTCCAAAATAAGCACATTCATAGCATGTCATTCTTCCACCAACTTTCTACCACACATCGGGCAAAATTCAATTTCCATTGCTATCGCTACGTTCATTCCATTGCTACAACATTTAGCATACTGTGGACATTTATCAATATGGCATTGAATAACATTTATATAGCCCAATTTTTTGATTTTAAATTCTCCATATGCAGTTTTATATGATTCTTTCCCATTGCAAAAATCACACATTTCAATTACTTCCTAATAAACCTATGTTCACAATCTTCCAAAGTTGTTACTTCTATCATTTCCGGTTCATGTCTGCAAATTCTTCCGTTTGAATCAATATGTGGTTCCAGTTCTATCTTTGTACGTAAACCATATGGAGTTTTGCAATAAGGGCACGCTTTCTTGTCACTTTCAATTGGTGCGCCACAATTTACACAGTTTAAAATCATGCTCATACCTCTAATTAAAGCACCTTACTAAGCGGATATACAAAATTGATGTGGCGTGGATTTGCACCACGCAGGAGTGTACAATCTGGTCATCTATGTTGTCGGTTTCAACCAATTCTCTACGACAATTCCGTTTACCTATTCCGTCACACATCAACACCCAAGGCATACCTAGGATTTTCGCTCGGGCAAGAGCGCAGATACAAGGACTCGAACCTTGACAACGATTTTACTCGTTGGAGAGATTAGCGATCTCCTGTGATACCATTACACCATATCTGCATAGCCGAGCAGTTTCCGTTTTTTACTTGCTCCACACTACCCCAAGTGCAAGTTTCTTTTAGTCAGCGGTTTGCGCCATCTTTTGAATGGCAACCGCTCAATCCAGTTCCCTGTGCTAAGTTTAACCGGTATATTGATTAGCACCTGTATTTCTGTAACAAACACACTAGGGGTGTACTGGCAACATCGCCCATGATTGGTACGAGATTTGAACTCGTGTTACCACCATGAAAGGGTGGTGTCTTACCACTCGACTAACCAATCTTATAGCGTTTCCACATAATCAGACGGTCCCTTGGGACTCTCGCTGACTATGTGGCGTATTTTTTATTTCGAGTGGGATTTCGCTACCAACACTCTATCCGGTAATGAGACGGACGCTTTTGACGTAAGGACTTGCACCTCACTCGCTCCAAGCATAGGAATCGAACCCACATAGCATTTTCACATGCCTTTGCTAGCCTTATCAATGCTATTAACCGCCATTAATCAGAATCGAACTGATCTCGCACTATGCCGCCAAAACCCTACTTACAAGTTGCGATCTTGCTTTCGCGCGTGGGGAAGAGAGGAATTGAACCTCCAATGTTTACCACTTGGGAACTGATTTACAGTCAGCCGCAACACCGCCAATCGTTGCCGCTTCCCCAAAACCGCCCTCAGACGGTTAGCAATCATATTTTTCGTGCCATGCGTTGCACTATCCTGTGTGATATCACAGAAAATAGGCTGGTGAGGATTTGCACCTCACATAACAACGACTTTCCACAACGGGTAACACCCTTAACAGGTTCCTTCATTGCCTTGTTGATTCAATGACTTGTTCCTAACCAAAGCGTGGTTGTCTTATGCTTAAGCGTCTACCTTTTCCGCCACAGCCTAATTGTATTTTTGACAGCTCAGGCACCGTGGGATAGGCACCCGAACTATCAAGTCTGACTGCTATATGGATTGCTTGTCAGCAAATTACGGAACGATCATCATTCATCACCATATAGTCTTACGCCTAATGCCGCGCTCCGCGGCAAATACCACCGGACGGTCTCGCACCGCCCTTAACAGAATCGTCCTAGTGGCGAAAGGATGTGTCATGAAAAACACCAAGAAGGAGAATTTACGGAATGGATCGTTAAACCCATTCCTCCATCGGAACGGCAGGAATCGGACCTGCGGCCGCTCGGATATAAGCCGAGTGCTCTGCCAACTGAGCTACGTTCCGCTACGGCATATTAAAATGCCGCAATGTAGGATTTTTATCTTGTAAGCAACTCTTACAAGTTGCCAGTAATTTAAAATTTTGTTTAGCTATACTGGATGCTCCGACTTCTCAGACTGGTGCTCAGCGTCACTATCCAGATCGAGCAAATCTCCGGTGCTGTCCGGTTCCTTTGATTTTGTTATATGTATTCTTTCCTCTGCACAAATGATAGGCAGCTGAAAGCAAATACCAAATATTGGACTATAAAACATTCTGTTACCTCCACATCAGAAACATGTTCAGCAACAGCAACATCACAAGTACCCATAATGCAATTGCTGTTTCTTTGTCTTTGGATTCTCTGCCAGATACAAATAGTATCAGCATAAAAATAACATCCAGCGTCGATATAATCGTTTTAATAATTACCATGGTTGTTTTCCTCTCACAATTTTCTTTAGCAGGATTCGAACCTGTGAATACTGGAATCAAAATCCAGTGCCTTACCGCTTGGCGATAGCGCTATATTAACACTACTTTTCCGGCATGTAATAGACCATGTTATCAAATACAGTTATTCCCATACAAGGATCACTCATATCAACGCATCTGATCGATATGTTTTTAGATACTGCAAACATTTCGGCCACCTGTTGTTTATCCATGTTTGTGCTAATAACTTGAAAAGCCGAAAATGCCTTGTGCATATCAGAGAATACTTCTTTTTCTCTACCTAAATTTGCATACGTCCCAATGGTAAACGTTTTTCCATCAACCATAGCAGTTATCATTCCATGATTTGCTGTGAATACCGCTCGGTCAAAATCAAGCGAAACGTCTTTGCTTTGTGATACTACTCTCATACTTTTCCATCCAATCTCTTTTTGTTTTTGAGGATATTTAAAGGACTTAGTAGTGCTGATTTTCTCAACCTATCAAACCCCCTCCCCCTCCATGCAGAATCATGCTTTGAACATTGATAAATTGTTTGAATTGTTCGTTCAATTCCATTCGTATTTTACAACTATTCGCAAAACCCTTGTTTTGCGTAATGTATCAACGATTTAATGCGCCTTAAGACCATTAAACACTGGGCTTTAAATTGTTTGAATTGTCTATTGCGTTTTTCTCGCTTTTTTCAACCAGAATTGTCGGAGTTGTTCGGCAATCCTATACAATTATTAGCCCCAAGACGTGGCAGTTCTTCGGCTGTCAGCGCTCTTGCTCTGGATCCCTGATCTCTAACGCCCGGCATATTGAAGCCGCAGTACTTATTCAGTGACGGCATGTAATTCATGGGGTTTCCTTTGCCGGAAACCTGTAAACCTACCAAACTTTCCTCACGCATTTCGTCAATTTTTTTGCAAATGTCGGAACCTGATGAGCCTAGCTGCACGCCATTAACCCAACCGTTTAACGTGTCTCTGTGTATTCCGGTAAAGAATGTAAATCCAACAATATTCACTACTTTCTCGTAGTCATTACACAGGTCTATATATATATCTAATACCTCGTTAACCTTATCTGTATCATAGGCATTATTAATATTATTATCATCCTTTAAGTACTTTGGATTAACTTTAAATACATTCTCATAGACATATTTACAGCAGTTATACCATCTATTCTGTGATATTTTGCATAAATCCTCTATATTCCTCTCTTCCATCCAGAGATTTATATACATGTCAATGTCATCTTTAAAAACATCAACTGTATTATTTACTTTCTGCATTTCAACTGCTGACATGTTATATATCTCCTCTCTCCAGTACTGGAATACTTAAAATAAAAAATGCAACTGATACAATCAGATCATGATGATCTCGACTGTACCGGCTGCATGAAGTCCGTTTCTTTCGGGACCTCGACAAATCTATCTATTTAACTCTGCCCGTTGCCCGAATGCGTTTTTAATTTAATAAAACAATATCATTCTATCATTTTCTTGTCAAGGTATATTTTAAAATTAAATTTTAAGCCCGTATATTATATATATTATTTATATAAATATACTGCCTTATTTATAATATATATTTTTAATATTACGAGAGAGAATATACTCTTTCTCTAACTCTAGTGTCTTACTCTACGTTGCAAAAATGTTGCAAATTGTTGCATAGATGTTGCATTGCAACAAAACTGGTACAATTCTATCATTTTCGTCCTGTCTGTAATAAAATTATCACTCTTGAAATTTTATGAAATTCTTACAAATATTTTCTACATTTTGCACAAAAAAAGACGGCTATATTTCAAGCCGTCAAAATTTTTTAACCAACGCCACCAGATATTCCTTTTTCAAGAAAAACCTGTTTATTTTATCCGGTGCATCGTGATTTTCTTTTATGAAATTTTCAGCGGCTTTTCTTACCGCTGCCGCATCCGCCTTATTAATATAAAGTCCTAAATTATGATTTTTACCGGAAAATTTAATCTGTGCACACCATTTATCAGTCTTTTTATAATAATAAACGCCTTTTATACCGGATGAATTGTTTTTATTATCCGGGGCGTTGTATGAATTTAAACAACTACCTTTTTCGTGTACAAGTTTATCCCTTGCAATGCCGATCGACTTCGCAGCGCGTTCACGCTGGAGGCAACCGCACGACTGCACATAGCCGCCAGTTAAACGTGACGTGATATAAAAACACTCATTGCCACATGAACAGGCGCACCGCCATAATGTGCGTCCGTTCTTATCCTTACCGGCTTTTTCAACAACCTTAAGACGTCCGGTTTCAAACCCTTTCAAATCAACCTTTTTCATTTTTTTATCTCTCATTTTCAAGACGTGCAGTAATGTATTCCAGCACTTCTTTCTTTATCTCCGCCCACTCTTTACCGTCGATATAAATATACTTATCGCAGTTCTCACCGGAACCCGTCGGGGAATGATCTGAAATTCTCACGTCGAAGCTGTCAAGATAATCGCCGTTCTCGTCCTGAATTTCGACATTGATATAATTGCTCATGCCGTAACATCTGGATGCTTCATGATAACAGGACACATTTTTAAATTTATTTTCAATCTGTCCCGGCAATGCCTCACATCTTTTTTCAAGGTATGATCTGCATGTCTGGTATCTGTTTTTTAACGTATCAGTGTCAAATCTCATATCCATTCCCTCCTGTGTACTGGTTCATTGCCTTTCGACAAGATTATAATACACCATTTATAATGTAATGTCAATATATTTTTGCATTATTTTTAAAGTATTTATTTTTCTACATTTTCCACATATTTTATAATGTTGCCAGGCTGCATATCCAGTAAAGCGCAGATTTTTTCTAATGCAATTATTCCTACCATCTCGCCGCGCCTTAATGACTGAATCGCGTTTTCTCCAAGCAGCTTTTCTTTTCTTAGACGCGTTGTATTATAACCGCTTTCCTTTAATGTCTCTAGCACATCTATTTTATAAGTAAGCACAGTTTAACACCTCTCTTTCATATAAAACAGTATACATTATTTTAAAATTGCTTTCAAGTATGTTTACATTATAAATAATGCACAAAAATCATTCTTTATTTATACATTATTTTTGGTGTATTTGTGTATTGCAATTACACCGTTTATAATGTATTATAATCTCAACAGGAAAACAAAGAACACAAAAACAGGAGGGAACGATCATGAAAGTTAAAATTAAAATTGAGGGAAAGATAAATGATACTTACACTTTTCAGCAACCAGAAGAGGGAAATATCCTTGACGAACTGGCGGCGATCATCGAAGAAATGAAAGCCGGAAGAATTGAGAAAGTAGAAATTGAGAGGGAGGCGTAAAAATGAGAACATACGAACAGGATTTAAAAGAACTTAATATTTCAGCAGAAGAATTTGATAACATAATTTCACACATTTACGATAAAACAGCCGATGAAATGGCGGCGCTTGCCAAGGCGATTAAAAGCGGCGCGGCTGTTCTCCCGACTGTAAAAAGAGCATTTGAACGCGTTCTTGCAATGAGACCGGAAGAAAGACAGGATGCATATAATATTTATTATGGTGACTTAAACACGATGTGTTATAGCTGTAAAAAATGCGGTATAAGTTGTAACGGTACAACTTGTAAAACTTGGACAGGTTGCGCAATGAAAAATTAAGTCGAAACCGCCCGCGTGGCGGTCTGCAGGAACTGCCCCACCTGCACTGATGAGACAGGGCATAAATGAAAGGATGGTTGATTGTATGAATAAATTAGAAGAAGCTGAGAAAGCATTTTTGAAAGTTAGGAATTATTTTTTAGAAACTCAAGAAGATTTTGCGCTGGCGAAGGCATATAGCAAGCCATGGAAGTGGTACAGAGAACACACAACAGACGAAGCTATAGAGATTTTAAGAGCGGAAGCAAACGCATAGGCAAGCGGCGGCGTTTACCGGGGTTCGACTCCCCGGCTTGCCTTTACCCGTAAGGGAATTTTATTTTTTTAGGAGGATTTACAAATGACTTATCAGAACGGAGAACAGACAGTTTTTCAAATCACATGCATGGGAAGCGTTTATAGCGTTGAAGATGGATTTTTCAGAAATGACGGCAAAGGAACGGACTTTAAAACGTTTAACGATGCATGGGAAGTTTTTAAAACTCTTCCAGACTGGGAACAAAACGCCGCAGAAATAGAGGAATTTTAAGCCGGAATCATCCCGGCTTTTTCCAGTGTCCGGATATATTGCAACTTGACAAGATATACGCCCGGTCATATAATACGCTTAAGTGAACGCGTATAAGCCATTTTAAGGCTTGTGCAAGGCTATGCAGTGCTTTTATATATTTACAACACGAAACGTCTGTAAATCGTTTTTACGACGTTGCAAGCCTGTAAACGCTGTGTATCTTGCCGCGTTGACACTCCCCCAGATACACAGCCATGATGCATCCGGTAAATCACCGGGAAGCATCCGGGGCGCGTCTGGAGACATCACCGGCAGACCGCCGGGGTGTGAAAATTCTGATTTCTGATCTCAAAATCGAGCCATTTTCCAAGAAGAAAAAATTCAAAAGTTGAAAAATGAGATTTCAACTGTGAAAAGACAATATGCACAGTAAATTATTATGCGTCATTTCACAACTTGTGAAATTTGACTAATTCGCTCTCTTCTCTTCCTCTGACTCTCAGTCTGTTTCTGTTTTTTCTGTGATTTTGTTGTTCTTGTTCCCATTTGAAAATCCCTCATTTACTTTCTGGTTGCGTGATTTATAATTTACAATCTTTACATCGGTGTTTAATTCATCCGGTATCTTCCCGACGATCAACACTGTATGTGGCTGCAACATGTCGATCATAACTTTGAATCCCTCGCAAAACTCTATCCGTGCCGCCTTTGCCCGCACTCTTCCATTTGTGCATACAGCGATCACACCGCCTTTACTGTACCCGGCAAAGCAAAGATCATAATTGTCTTTGTCCGGGATGCCTACGGACGGTATAACACGGATCCCGTTCAGCAGCATATAATGTGCAAGCGCATGGTTCCGGTACACGTTATATAGATTCAAAGCAAACGGCATACCACAATCGCCTGTAGCAATACTAAAATCCGGCATACAGACCGAATGGAAACACTTCAAGTGTTCCATGTATTTATCCGGGTTATTCCACAGTCTTTGAAACTTTGAATCGTCAATATAAAAATTCACATTTAATTTTCTATGCCCTTTTATCTTTTGTGAAAAGCTCTCTCCAAAATCTATGGAGTCCTCCGGCAAATAATCCAAGCTGCATGCCGGGACAATCGGGATCTGATATTTTTCATCAAGCTCCGCTCCATAGATCATATATTCTTTCATAACATCAAAAGATGTATGACATCCATTGTACAATACTATCACCCCAAAAACATTTTACTATTTTTCTTCTTGACAAACAACTTCTTTTGTGAAAAGCAAAGAACGTGCGGCGTAATCACTTCTGCTTAGTTCATTTATCAGCTTTTCCCTTGTCATTTCCGGGTTTGTTCTGTGAATATACCGCAGCAATTCATCTATTTTGTCCACTATGCTGCCCTCCAATCAATGTTTGACATCAGATCATCCAAAAGATAAATCAAATCAGTACCGTACAGGCTGATCCAGTCCGCAAGATACTCTTCCTGCTCAATCGGCATATGAATGTTATAGGAAAAGCAAAAACAATGACAAAGTTCATGAGCCAGTATTTTTCGCAAATAGCCATTTTCTGGTTTATCCGAAACATATATTATCCTATCATTCCAATCAGTCACAGCAAGGCTAATAGAGCCATCAGAGCGCATTAATTTATGACTTGCGCCGTGAACAAATTCTATTTTCCATTCAATACCATTTATAAAAAACATTTTCCCTCCAAACAAACAGGGGCATTTCTGCCCCTGCCATTACATTTTGGAAACAAGCGTTGACAGCTTGCTCTTTGTCATCGTGCGCTCTTCCGGTGTCATGTCAGAGATAAGCTCCGCCATATCCTCCGAAAGCTCTTTCATGTATCTTTCAAGGTCATGCATCTTTGCATCCTTGTCTTCTGGCGTATTGCCTTTGTGAAGCTCTTTGCTTTCCATGTAGCTTCTGCGGCTCATTCCGCTTTTGCCCTCTCTGCGATCACGCATTCCACCATCTGATACCATTTTAGGTTCTGTGTAATACATTCTGCCAGAGTGACGATCCATATCACGGTCTTGTTCCATTTCCCGGTACATTTCTGGTGTCATGTGCCAGTACGGAGGTTCGTCATATCCTCTCCGCGTTCCTCTTCCCTTTGGCGCAAATCTTCCGTCTGCATACCGGTAACGGTCATAATACCGTCTGCCGTCTCCGTAACGCTCAAACATATCAAGAACCTGCTCTGGGTCTGATTCGTCCATTGATTTTGTAAGCGTCCGGTAATACATGGCTTCCGCAAGGTCTTTAAGCATGTCCGTGACTTTTCCCATCTCTTCTGTATCTACACATTCGATACCTTTTGCAAACTCACACTCTGCGCTTTCAGACAGTTTTTCGATCATTTCGTGCATTCTCTTAATATCCATAAAACCGCCCTCCTTACGCTTCCCGGACTGCAATTAAATTGCTGTTCTGAACTTCGATTGACTGCGTAGACGTATTCTGTACCGCTACCGTAACACAACAACCGCGAGGAACGTCCACATATGCCTGCGCCGAAACGTTAAAGAAGTTTTCAACTGCCGCCGGTGTAACAATCATTCGAGTTGACTGCAACGGTTCTCCGTCAATTGCAATAGCCAGTGAAATAGCTTCAACTGTTCCACCGGTAGGAATTTGAATGTTTCCAGAATAAGATACCAAAAATCTTGCCCGGCACTGATTTGTAAGTCCTCTCAATTTAACAATGCCGCTTCCCTGTCTATGAACAATACATTTTGTTGCGCTTGCCGGAGTTTCTGTAAATGCCACATCTTCTCCCTGCGCAACAGTTTGAATTGCAATTCCTGTAAATTCTGCCATAATTATTTACCTCTCTTTCAAAAATAAGGGCAAACATTATAGTCTGCCCTTTGTGTTTATAAGCAATACTGCACAGCAGACATAATCGAGTTAAACTCAATTAAGATACTCAATTATTCAATTTTGTGTAGCAGCTACTTTTAGCAGCTACATCCTGTGTTGCATCCACAGCCATACGCATAAGCGTTAGGATTTGGAACAACATATGCCGGGATTGCAGCCGGATTTACAGCGTTGATGATCTGCTGTGTCTGCGCTGACATTGCAGTAGTGAGCAATGCAGACTGGCGATCCTGTGATGCGGCTCTTCTTAAGTCATTATTTTCTGCCTGTAAGGAAGAAATCTTTTCCTGACACAGGTAATCAAGGATTGCCCTTGTTCCTGCCTGCTGGCTGTCGATAATGTCTCTGGTGTTGCTGTTCATGGTGTTCTGTAATGCGCAAGTGTTCTGCGCCATATTGTAGTTCACACCCTGGATAGCTTCCCTGGTCTCGCAGCAGCAATTAGCCAACTGGGACTGTAAAGCATTCTGCGCCTGCATAAGTGTCACGTTTGTGGTATTAAATCCCTGCTGTGTCTGGTAGCCAAGGTTGCAGATTGCATTGTCTACACCATGGAAACCGTTCATAACGGCGGTATTCTGTGCGTAAAATCCATCACAGAGACCATTTGTGATACCATCTAACTTTCCGATGATAGCCTGCGTGTCAAAACCACGCTGAATTGCAGAGTCGGTGTATGCAGATGCTGTCGCTCCCATACCTCCGTTTCCTCCCCAGCCATTGCCGCCAAAGCCGCCCCAGCCAAAGATCATAGCGAAGATAATGATAGCCCACCAGCCATCGCCGCCCCACATACCATCATTGTTTCTTCCGTTTCCTGTCACTGCTGCAATATCAGCAAGACTAGGCATTGCATTTCCATTAAACATTTTGTTTACCTCCATCTGATCTATTTACAAATGGGATAACCGGTTATTTTGCGCGCACCCCAAAATGTACTAATGATTAAACATACTCATAACTTTCTGTTTTGCTTCATCTACCGTAATTCCTCTTTCTTTACAGAGATTCTCTGCCATTGTCTTAAGTCCACCTGTATCTCCGCTTTGATACATTTGCATGGCATTTTTTGCCATAGGATTGTTTTGAACCTGCGGAGAATTCATCATTTGATTTAACAATAATTGTGCCGGATTCATTCTGGATCACTCTCCTTTTTTACCTGTGAAGTTTTTCTTTGACTGCTTGGAATTTTATCTAATCGGTTTTCTATCTGTTCAATCTTCCCAAAAAGTTCATCAAACTTCTGCATAAATGCACCTGTGCACTCGTCTGATAGGTCAAATTTCATTTTTTCTGGTTCATGCGATAAATTGTTAGTCATATCATTTAAAACCGGCTTAAAAACGATTGTACGAATTGTACCATCTGCGTTCCAGCTTTTGGCGTATATTTCCGACATATCCTGCTTTGGGAAAAACGCCACGCTTCCATCCATCGGCACATCGTTTGCAGTAATATTTTCAACAGAAGGCACAATTTTCCCATTTATTCCAATAGGCGTCATTTGTGGCTGCTGAATTTGTTGTGTTTGCGCCGGTTGAAAATAATTTTGCGGCTGTTCAATTCTTTGCTGATTACCATATGGATTATACCCATATGATGCCTGATAAGGAATTTGCTGACTATAGCCCGGTGCCGGATAAACTCCGTTCATGTTCATTTTCTTCAACCTCCTCCAAAACATCCTCGATTGCGTGAATGATAGATGACTGCGTTGACAAATCTAATGATTGCAATTCTTTTCTGGCAAAAATTTTCTCAAGAACATCGTCAGAAAACATTATCATCCCTCCCTTTGCTTATATTGTGGCATAAAAAAAGACAGGAGGTTGAAGAAAACCGCCAGAATACCGTCTAAATAACGCCTGTTTCCCGCCGCATTACCGCCAAAATTGCAATAAAAAAGAACGCATCAAGCGTCCGTACATTTGTTCGTGTTACCTTTGGTGTTACCTTTGATTTTGACTTTCAGAAAAGACACCATTCAGAATCTCCTTTCTTCCAGTAAAATCAAGGCTTCACAAGGTTTTCAATTTTTAAAAAATAGTAGCGGAAGGGAGATTCGAACTCGGTATCAATTCTCTCAAACCCGCATAAATACTGAATTTCTTTATCTCCAAAGGTGTTACCTCGTGTTACCTTTTACATTGATAATGCTTTTGCAATATATTCCTGCATTTCACTCTCTGTCTTGTTATTAAAATAGTAATGATCGAGAGTTGTTCTGATATCTGTATGCCCCATTTGTGTTTTTATTACCGATTCTGGAACATTTCCATCTATCAACTTTGTTGCATATGTCTTTCTTGCCTTGTGAATTGAACGTTCACCAATTCCTATTCTATCACATATCACATATAGCCGCCTTGTAAATGCCTGACCTTTTATTCGTTTACCGTTTTTCATAAAAATATATTGCCCAAATGGATTGAGCATTTTTATTTTTCTCATAAGTTCTTTGGTATCTGCGGTAATTATAACATCTCTAAACCCGGCATCACTTTTAGGAAAATTTTGAACATCAAATACATATTTGCCATTATCATCTCTATATCTTATTTCTGTCTTTGATATATGTATCTTATTTTCTCCGACATCAGACCATGAGAGGGTAGATATTTCCCCAACTCTCAATCCTGTTTTAAATGCCAAAATAATGCCAAGTTCTATCAATGTAGGCTCATTTTCCATTACAAATCGTTCAATTAAAAGTTCCTCATCCTTAGAAAATACCAATTCGCAGTCTGACTTATGGTTCTTTTTAAATGACTTTTCCGAAATTTCCAAATCACCCATAAAACTGGTTATGCTCAGGCTGGTATAATGTTTTTTCTTTGCATATTTGAAAATTCCGTTAATCAATATCCGCATATCAGAATAAGCTTTTTGCGTAAGTTCCAGTTTTGAAATAGCTGTTTTTATGAATGATTCCAATATTTCTTCATCAATGTACCGGATTTTTCTATTTGCAATCGGCAAATACTTATTTTCAAAAAATCTTTTAAAATTTGTCTCGTACTTGTCCTTTGTCTGTCTTGTTATTTCACCATATTCAAGTTTTTCAGAAATCCAATTAGAATATACCTGAATAACTGTAGGTTCATCCTCCTTAGCTTTATAGAACTTTACTATTTCATCTTCAATTGCTTTTTCAGATGTTCTCTTTACAAGTCTCTTTCCTCTCTTATTATCTTCATCTGGCAAATATGTGTAAAACTTTCCATCTTTTCCTTGCCAAATGCTGTAAGTGTGTTTTTCAATAAATTTTTTCCTTTCGTTCATTTCAATTTTTTTCTGAATGGTGTCTATGTTGATAATACCATTTTCGATGGCAATATTCAACAACTCACTATTTGAAAGATTTCCCGTTTAACTCACCTTCTAACTTTTTTACTTTCTGTTTAATATCAAAAATTCTTCTTTCCACTGTTCTTGTTGATACGCATAGTCTCATGGCTATTTCTTTTGAAATAAGTCCACGGGCAAGAAGATAAAATATTTCTTCTTCCTGCTCCGTGAAATTGGCGTTTTCAATAATTGTTTCAAGCTCTGGCTTAGTCAGTTTTGAAAACTTCATAAGCCACTATCCTCCAATATTTTATTCTTCTCCCTGCCAGATCTTCGGTGTACCATCAGCATTGAGCATAACGGTAAGACCACCGCCCGTGCTTATTGTGATATATAAATACATCACTCCTGTGTCACTATCTGCATAAATAAGATATTCTTGTCCACTTCCCACCAGTACCATTGTGTTTTCCTGTCCCGCACTGACATTTGCTGTATCACTGCATCCGGCAATCAGAAGTGTTGCTGTTATGATGGCTGTTATAAGTTTCTTTCGCACTGCATTAGTACTCCGTATTTTCCTCATATTCCTCTTTGCTGATGGTCCTGATGCATTCCTCACTCACGCCTAAACTTTTCGCCATGTTTGCAATGGCTCTTTTCACATAGTCGTATGCACTTTCTTTAAAAATCCTTGGTTTTTTTTCTGTGACTGTGAAATCCATGTTCCGTTCTGCATATCCAACGGAACCCTCTCCGCCAAACATTTCTGAATCCTTAATTTCAAAGTATAATGATATTCTGATTTTCATTTCATTCATTGTTTTTCCTCTCTTTCTCAAAGTTCATCGATCATCTTTGAATACTCGTTATACTGTTCTTCCGTCACATCTGCGACATTGTTCAGAAAAAAATATAAATATCCTTTTGAGTACTCGGCTGACCATAGTTTTAATTTGATTTTCTTTTTGGCAATTTCATAATAGAGACCGAAATCCATTATTATATTTTTCATGAGATGACCATTCCTCTCTTCTTGGTTTTGTTATCTGGTTCTAAAATAAACTCATCTGGTTCTCGTCGTACTGGTAAATGCGTCCAGTCATGATCCTCCCTAACTGACGCAATCTCTCCACCCGTGGTTTCTGCTTAAGATTCGCCATATAATTATTATCCACTTCCGGCGGTATGGAAAAATAACATTCCTCCGGTAATGGCAACTGATTTTCTGTGCAGGCCTCATGGATCTTTGACTGATAATAAATGATATGATTCCGTGTCAGATTCATGTTGCATCCATCGGACCAGAACGGATCATTACACCCGTTCTGATTGATAACTTTCCAGTGTTCTATTTCTCTGCGGATGCACCGGCGGTACTCTTTCACTTTATCTTCTGCTGTCTGTATCATGACGGCACCTCCACAAAATTTAAGGTTTACGCAAACCGGAGCTGTCCGGTCTGCTCTGCTTCTATCTGCATATTCGGCATCCGCTCTGCAACACACAATTCTGGCAAATTCGCTCTGACCAGTGCCGCAGGAATCGGCGGACAGACTGCATTGCCGCATCTTCTCACCTGTTCGCTTCTTGGGTAGGTCTTTCCGGTATAATCATGGTCTATTATGTAATCATCCGGGAATCCTTGGCATCCATATAACTCTCTCGGCTCCAGCATCCGCAGTCCGATATCTACAATCTGATAATCCACACCCTTGATTGTCACCAGTCCAAATCTGTCATGCGTTGGTATTGTATCAAGCGGTTCTTTCAGATCCTGTCCCGTTCCTTGTCCATAGTATTTCACAAGAAATGCCCTGACCTCTCCAAAATGTCCATCACCGGCGGTAATTGTCGGAATAGGATCACGCATATCTCTTCCATCACAGTGATTGTTCATCTGAATTAAATTCGCCGTAACCACACTGTTATGATCCCATGCTGTCACTGTCGGTAGCGGCTTCTCCATACTTTCTCCTGCACCTTTGTAACCACCATCATAATATTTATGCAGAAACGATGTTACCAGTCCGTATCTATTAGAGCTATCAACTGTCATAATAGGTTCTTCAATCAACTGCCCTCTTACTTCGTCCTTTGCTGTTTCTGAATGGTACTGAATAAGCGTCGGGCTAATAAGGCATTGTTGATTACCTGTGGTGATCGTATGTATCGGATCTCTGCAATTTCCGCCCGGATGATTTGTCGTATTCGTTCCCATGTATGGTGCAAGCATTGGTTCAATCAGACAATGCTCATTTTTGCTCACAATCGTTGTGAGTGGTTCCCGCACATCCTTGCTTCGATCTTTTGTGAATCCGGTCTGCCCGATCTGCACCATATACGGCTCTACAATCCCGTATCCATGCTTCCCGGTTATGGTCGGCATCGGCTCCCGAATATCGTTTGGTCTACGTTCACCGCCGTGGTTGCACTGGATAATAAACGGTTCCGGATTATCAAGGATGAATTTTTTAAATCCTCTGGCTATTCTGTCCATCGTCTTTTGTGCCAGTGGTCTTACTGCCCGGATTCCGTATTTTTCTTTGATTTCTTCTGAAGTATCAAAGATACTTGGACATGGTCGGCTGAAATCAATCTGTGTGTATGCTCCGACATAAGGTTTCAGCAATCCCACCTTTACAGCTTCGCTGTCCGCCGGTCCGTGTGTCGGCTCCGGCCATACAATCGGCTTTCCGTCACACCTTGCAACCATAAAGAATCGTTTGCGCATGGTCGGCGCACCATAATCAGCGGCGATCAACTCACGGAATTCCACTTCATAGCCCAAATTCCGAAGTTGCTGCACGAACCGCTCAAATGTCTTGCCTTGCTTTTCCTTAATCGGATGATGCCCTCTATTTAACGGTCCCCATGTTTTAAACTCTTCCACGTTCTCCAACATGATTACTCTCGGTCTGACAAGCCCCGCCCATCGTAAGGCAACCCATGCAAGACCACGGATATTCTTATCCTTTGGCTTTCCTCCTTTCGCCTTTGAAAAGTGCTTGCAGTCCGGGGAAAACCAGGCAAGTCCGACAGGATGCCCGTTACATGCCTTGACTGGATCAATCGCCCACACATTTTCACAATAATGCTTCGTGTTCGGATGGTTCGCCTTGTGCATCTTGATAGCTTCTGGATCATGGTTGATGGCTATATCTACACTATAGCCGGTTGCCATTTCTATACCAGTGGAAGCGCCGCCCCCACCGGCAAAATTGTCAACTATCAATTCTCCATGTATCATGACAGCACCTCCGAAAAATTAAGTTTCATCTGCGGATCCGGCTCATAGTTCATCCACACCGTTTCCATCCGCGGCTTTCCGTGCTCCGCACAGCTTGAAAACTGTTTTTTCTCCCATCCGTTCAGATAGTCGTTATACATTTCTGATTCATAGCCAGACAGCATAATCTTGGCTTTACTTTGCAACAAAAGTTTTAACAGTTCTTCGTGGTCAGAATCTGACATCTCATGTTTATACTGTTTCCCGGTTCTGGTACCCAAAACATACGGAGGATCAATGTACATAAAAACATTGCTGTAATTAAATCTCTCGATTACTTCTAATGCAGGTCGATTCTCAATCTGTACCATTCGCAGACGTTCCGCTATGTCAATGATCCATTCCGGCAGACGGTACCAGTTCCATAATGCATAAGCTCTTTCTCTGCCCTGTACATCATTTTTCCATCCTACCTTGCTGCCATTGGTACGGAACCCATGCCCCTGCCAACACTGGATTAAAAATCGTAATGCTTTATGATACGGTTCATCCGGCATCATCAACTCCCATGCATCCAGCTTATATGTATCCTCATATTTTTCACGACTGAACGGTGTAGTCATTACCATTCTGGCCAGACGATCCGAATCCTCCTGTATACACCGGAAGATATTCACAACGTCATGATCCAGATCATTAATCGTTTCGATATCAGATACCGGCTTATTAAATAACACGGCCCCGCTGCCGAAGAACGGCTCTACATAGCTGTGATGTTCCGGTATCAGTTCCACCAATCGGGGAGCAATATTCCACTTACTTCCCGGATATTTCAATACTGTTCTCATTTTCTTCAAAAGGAACCCGGCGCGCCTTTTATCCGGATAGGTCCCGGCTCCTTTCATATTATTGTAGTTTTTACCTCTTTGATGTATAATGATTTTAATTTACACATAAGGAGGAATTTTTATGTCTAAGGATATAACTAATAACTTCAGCGTTTTAAATGCTGATTTGCCAGAATCAGTTGATAATGCATTAAAAAATCTTACAGATTTGCCTTCCAAAAATGTCGGTCAAACATTATCTGATTGTTGGTTTTTAGTCTTTGGCGGTATTTCACAATTAGCCGAAAAACGTAAATTAAAATATGCCAAAGACTTAGAAGAATTTAAGCAATCCTTAAGTTCAAAAATCACTTCTATTCCAAAAGAAAATCGTGTCGAAGCAAATACCCAAATAGTAATGCCTGCATTAGAAAATGCAAAATACTGTGTTGAAGAACCAAGTCTACGTGAAATGTTTGCAAATTTAATTTCATCATCGCTTGATATTGAAAAACAGGATATTGTTCACCCTTCTTTTTCGGATATATTAAAAACCATGACACCACTAGATGCTCAAAACTTAAAACTAATATTTGATAATTATCAGTTACCAATTTGCAATATTGTTAGAACATCTGATAGCCCATCTTTGTATGCCGTGGTGTTGCAAAATATATTTTTAGAAAACTCAGAATGTACTATATATGAACGCCAATCTCTTTCCATCAGTTTTCTATCTAAACAAGGGCTAGTTGAAATTCCTTCATCGCTCTCCATATATGATGACGCTGCTTATTTTAAATATGAGCAATGTGATGAAATGCTACAAATTCAAAATCAATATCCAGATTGTACATTTCAATTACAAAAACGTTTAATAAAACCAACTCCTTTAGGTGTTTCATTTCTCGATATATGTTGTCCTGATTAACTCTTTAAGCATTGCAACGATATCATTTACATAGCTATCTATTATTTTCATATAGTAGATAGCTACAATTTTATTTACAACTAACGCAGTGATGATTGTACAAAGATTATTAATTATAAAGTATTTCATATATTCACCTCATTTCCGTCGGTTTTTCTCAACCTAACCGTACATCAATCTTCTTTTACACTTTTTTCAAATTTGTGTCATACCTTTTTCACGTAGCATAGCTATATTAATAACTGTCAAAAGGAAATAACCTTTTTATATAGATTCTTTTTCATAACTAGCCAGTGGGATTCGTCTTGCTGGCCCCTCCTTCATTTTGAGATTCTTTCAAAATTTCATCTAAGCAGGCATTCCAACCCACCCGACGTATTGATGTGCTGAGATCTTCATAACCAGATTTCAACTCTGGTATCTTCTCCGGCAACTCCCGGAGGGGACACCAATCATGCCGTTTCTCGGTGAATGTGCTTTGTGATAATTTCGAAGCACCATTGTTTAACCCATTCATGAGCTGGCATTTTTTAATTCCTTGAAATTCGTACATGAATTTACACTTACTGCACGATTCCGGCATATCTATTGCCAATATTGCTTTAGGCATATTCACACTCCTTCCGGCTTCTCGCACCGTTCAAACGATATCACCCAAACGTAAGGATTAGCATCCCAGCCGTAGCGGTCAATGTCGGATTTCTTGACGGTGGAGTTCCACAAGTCTTCAAATTGTCCTCTTGCGGTACACGCCCCGGTAAGCAATCCGCTATTGCATCCTTCAGCTTGTGCTTGCACTTCCGTGATCTCTTGCAACCGCTCCACCCTCACATCCGTAACCTTAAGCCAGATGCGTGCGGCTTCTTTCGGCATGTGGATGGATGGTTTCCACTTTGTAACATCGGCAATGTCATTTCTTTGCCAATCTTCGTAGTAATAGTATCCGTTCGGCGCCTTTTTCCATGTTTCCCGGACATACAGGATATCGCCCGACTCGCAAGGCAACTTAAAAAATTTCTCTCCATACCCATCTGCAAATGTACCTCTACACGATATGTACCCTTTAGGTGTAAAAGCGGTATATCCCCATACTGCATCATCAGGAATAAAGCCTTTTACAATTCTTCTCGTTGCATCTTTTCTCCCATCCAGAATCGCCCGAACCATTTTTGTGTTAAATAATATTGGTTTAATTGCCATCTACACCACCTACTTTCTCAAAATAAAATGTAATTGGTTGCTTATTGGGAATTACTAAAC